GCATACAGCTGTTCGTTGCTTATCTGTGGGAAGAACAATCTCCGAACAAAGGTTTGACTGACGAATTTTCAATCCCTTGCTTTTTTGAAACGCAGGCATAGCATTGTTGCTTGTATCAATGAAATGCAAATATGGCTCACCAGTGTGCATTCTTGTTTCTAAAATCTTTTGCCACAACTCTCTTGCAGATACTACTTCACGAACTTTGCCGTCGTGAGGATCCTTTAGTTCCCATGAATCATCAAATGTCGGATCAACCATCGATTTCTCAATAATATTCATAAAGTCATCAGTGATGTTAACACCATGATGAAGATTGAGAACTCTCACATTCTGGTCACCTGTCGGTTTCCGCATTTCAATGAACATCGTTATATCAGGATGATTAATATCAAGATAAGCAGCATAACTACCACGGCGAGTGCGACCTTGACGATAAGCCAGGCAACTAGCATCGTAAGTTTTAAGATGGGCCATAACACCAGTAGACTTATCGTCAGCAGAGCGAATACCAACACCGATTCCAATTCCACCTCCTAGCATAGAAAGCCAATTGACTTCTGATAATGTATCAACCAGACCATTGGATGAATCATCAAGATAAGGAAGAAAACAGCTGATTGGCAATCCTCTTTGTGATCTTCCAAAAGATAAAATCGGGGTTGAATACGACAACCAGTGCTTCGAAGAATATTCATACAACCGCTGTGCGTGTTCAAGATCAGAAGAAAATGTTTTTGATACAAAAGCAAACCGTTCTTGAGGGGAGGTCTCATCGTCCTTCATATATGATTCTCTCAAACGCTTCAAGCCCAACTCATCAAACAACTTATCTCTATCTAAATCAACCTCAACCCCATGAACTTTTTTCTTCATTTATATCCCTTTGTTATTATTGTTGTACAAATTCTGTAATCAATGGAAAAACTTCTTTGATTACGTTTACACACTCGAGTGCTATTTCCTTGTGCTCCTTTTGAGTTCCATTGCCAGATCTTAATTGGCAATAATGAATCCACGATCTTAATGTACCATTCATGTACAGACGGGATTCAATCAACCCTTCCGGAAGAACAGCACGTGCTTGTTCCTTTGCTATTCCATTGTTGATTGCCCAATTGTAAACGGCTTTTGATTGCTCGACAATTTCACATTGCTTGTCTTGCCAAATCATTTCAATATCGTGATCAGTCGTCTCGATACTGTTTTGTCTGTTTTTAGGATCTTGCATCCTTGCTTGGCGTGTACTCCATGACAATGTTTCGGTCGGATTGGCGTAACGCTGTGAAAACTCTTGGAAACTGAAACTTCTATGTCTTAGAATTTGCCGAGCAATGTCTCTTGTTGTGACGATTTCAATACACAAACTAACTGTCTCAAACGGCGACCAATGGTTGTTTCTAACCAAATACCGTATTAATTTTTCGTTTGTGCTGACATTGTTTTGATTTAACGGGTTTGAAACTCGAGCACAGTATGCTACGAGATCTTGTAATGACGATCCCTCACAACGACACCCATCCGGTTGCTGTGAATAAGATATTAATTTAACTTTCAACATTTCCTCCATACACTAAACCGCATTTTAGCTTCGAGTCCACTGACCGTATTTGTGTCAATCATTAACTTGACATCTACAGGCTTAATACCAGCAACAACCATATCATTTACATCTTTGTGCTTCAAGGCTGATGGCCATAAAACAGTTTTGTACCCATGATTAATCATTTTCTCAATTCTGTCACAAATTTGTTTATTTCTAGGTTCATTATCATAACAAAACACAACATTGTCTTTACTTATTCCAATAGTTTCAATAGCATGAAGGCAATCTGCCCCCGTCATTGCAAGAGAATTTGGAATAAACATCGAGTCAATTGGACCCTCGAAGATATATGTAGTCTTGGATAAATCTGTATGATCGAGACCATACACCTTCGGCTTCGAATTGTCAACAATGATTGTTATATATCGAAGTCCGTTTTTTGAAAAATTTCTTCCCTGTATTCCTATAAAGTTACCGTAGCTATCTAACAAAGGAATGACTAGTCGTGGCTCATCTGGTTGATTTAAATCAAATTTATGAGGTATGAAAGAATTTACCCACGATTTAAACTTTGGTGCATAGAATAATTTAAAATGAAATTTCGACGGAATCAACCGTTTTTCAATGTATTTTTTGACTGGATGCTCTGGTTTTAGCTGGGATATTTTCTGTAAGTCTCTGAGAGGGGAATACTTAATAAAAATTGGCTTTGCATTCGATGTGAAATCCGGCTGCTTATCGATAAGTTTTATTCTCGATATCCGGTTCTGCTGCCTTGTCTCAACAAATTTTTCACTTTTATATTGGTCAGCTAATTGTGTATCACAAAATTCAATTAGCTTATAAAGATTTGTTGATATCCCACAGTTATGACATTTATAAAATGTCTGGCCCTTAACGTCAATAATATAACCCCGGGCCTTCGATCTGTCCTTTTTTGAGTCCCCACAAAAAGGACAACGACAGTTATAGACGTTGTTTCGTTTTTTGAAATTGGGTAGATGACTTGAAATCAACCCAATGTATTTGAAATCTGTATGATCCATATTGTAATCCCTCATCGGCGACACATCGATCATACACAATCATAATAAAAAAATCAACTAGAAAAGTTTTTCGACCTTCACGTGAGCCAACAAATAACCAACTACGACAGCACCGCCAAAAATCATGAATCTCCATCGTTCCAAAACACTAATCCTTTCAGACACCTGCTCAAACTTTTTACATAAACTTTCATGTTGAGCCTTTTGTTCGGTTCGCATTTCATCCATTGTTTCTTGCAATGATTCAAGTTTTGTCTCAAGCACGGCTATTCTCTCTGATGTGGTAATGTCTTGGGTATCAAATGTTACACGCTCGCTACTCATAGGGATCATTTCTTCTGCTCTTTGACGTTGGCTGGTTTGCCCTCGTGTTTTTTATGAACCTTGATAGTTTTGCATTGCTCACGATCTTTGCCTTGCTTATCCTTCAACACTTTGCCACTGTTGTCTTTCATTGGTTTGCAAACTGTTTTCATTTCCGGTTGTTTGCTTTCAGATTTTTTTGGTTCAGCTTTAACCGGTTCAGTTTTAGCAGGATCAACTTTGATTGGTTCAGCACCATATGCAATTGAATTGATTCCTACAGCAAGCAACACTAAAATAGTTTTGATGTTCATGTTCGGTCCTTGTTAAATCAATGGTTCTTCGGCTGGGGGTGGTGCTTTTTTACCAGCTGCTATTCCACTAACTGCTGGGGAAACTGTTGTCTGAGGAGGAGGTGCGACTACAGGTTGAGGTGCCGGTACATTCTGTGCAACAACTGCAGGCACGCTAGGTGGAGGCAACGGTCCTGGTACAACTGCAGTTCCACTTATCTTCTCTTGGGTTCTACCAAATGCTGCGATACCAAGAACAGCACCCATAGCAACGTGATACAATCCTGCACCTTGCAATGTCAGTGGTTGCCACGTTGTCACGGGTTGTTTAAGAATAGCTTGCAACAGGCTCCACAAAATAGGGAATATAACAAAATCCGCGATGCAAGTTCCCATATATGTCCAGCCCATCATTGGCCGCCATTTTTTGTTCATCCAATCTTCTGATGGTTTTGTTTGTTCTTCAGCCATGGCTATCCTTCAAAAATGTGTAATGCGTGGTTATAATGATTCTGTCTATCTGCTAATCCTAATACTCCCCCATTAATACGTTTCGTTAATGTGACAATATCACCAGCATCAGCCCATCGATTAAGGTTGTTTGTTTCCCAGAACCAACAGGCAGACTGTACAGCTCCTTCATATGTCATTAAATAATCAGGAATTTCTTCAACAGGGGTTTCGATTGAATCAGCAAATGCTTCGTAATTGTTTCTGCCAGTCAATTGAATCAGGCCACGCCCACAAAATTTCCAGCCATCTCCTGAAGCTTCAGAACCATTGCCCATACGGTTACCATAGGCACGATTAGCAATCATTTGCTGTTTGTTTGGCGAGGAAGCGTATCTTTGTGCTACATCAGGAGGAAACAACGATGGCCAAATTCTTGTCAATGTGGCAGCTTGGTAATTCAAATTCTCTTTCAACACTCTGAAATTCATGCTCTCATGAGCACATTGAGCAACAAAAGCTGCTACTCTACGAGGTGTGTGGATTTCATACTCAGGAAGAATTGCGTACAGAGCAGCATACCATTCATCGACAAATTGATTGCCTTTAAGAATTTGTCGTAATTGATTGGCTGTAAAATCAAATGTAAAATTAGACATGCACGCTCCTTATGCTA